TCGCTGCCCCTCAAATGGAATTGGGGGCTTATGCTACTACGTTCATTCCTACCACTACGGCAGCGGTGACGAGGTTGGTTGATAACGGGCAGTTGAGCAACGTGTATACCAATGGTTTGATTTCGGCTGCTGGTGGCACTTGGTTTATTGATTTGGCCAACAATACAGCCGTTACTCGTGATAGTGCTTCTGGTGGGTTTTACATAAATACTGGGGCTGTCTCTACAAGTGGAGATGGTATAACTTTACGTTCCATTGGCAGCCCAAGTAGGCTTCAAATTGCAAAGGTTGTAGCGAATTCGTCAACAACAATTTATACGACAACAGGCGATAGTGAAAAAATTGCCATAAAGTGGAACGGAGCAACGGCTGATGTTTTTAGCAATGGGGTTAAGGTGGTAACCGCAACTTCTTTTACCACAACCACTATGCAAAATCTTGTTGCCAATGCCGCAAACCGATTCCTAAACATCAGCCAATCCGCACTATTCCAAACGCCTCTTACGGACGCTCAATGTATTCAACTCACCACCTAATGGAATACCGCAAATACGCTTGGCCATCCGAAGGCCAGTTCATCACCGATATGCTTTCCGCAGGATTCGCAACGATGGAAGAAGACCAAGTCACGTTTGTGGATTGCTACGTTCACCAAATTGGCCTTGTTGAAAACGACCCACGTTGGGCAGTAGACATTATCTTCTACCAAGAAATCCCTGCGGAGTTCTTACCTTTTGTGGTTTGGCCTGCTCCGAATAGCGCAGTTCATTGGTTTGCAGGTTGGGAGAGTAATTACGCACAAGCGTTCTGCGAGGCCAATCCGACACTTTGCAACGAAGCAACAGGCGAACAATGATGAAAACAGACAGTACAAGTGCGGTAGCGACCTCTTGGAGTTTAGCCGTTGGTGGGTTAACGATAGCCGAGGTGCATCAGATAGCAGGACTATTCGTAATGCTGACCTCTTTTGTGTACACCTTGTGGCGTTGGAATCGGGATATTAAGAATGATAGATAGATTATTTAGAAATCCAAAAACAACGCTTATCGGCCTTATCCTGATTTCCTTTGGTGGAATCTTGGTTTGGTTCGAGAAAGCGTCTTTAACAGAGTTTAGTGCGTTTATAATGGGCGGGTTTGCCTTAATGATGAGTAGAGATGGCGAAGCAACAGGAGCAAACAAAAATCAAGAAGTCAAAAAGAAAACTGGGAAGGCACACCAAGAGCCAGAACAAAAGGGTGACGAGTAAGACCTACCGGGGTCAAGGTCGTTAAAACCATCATTAGAGCAATAAAAGGCACCTAATGATACTTAAAAGTAACAAAATACATAACCTATGCAACTTTCAAGGGACTTTATACTTTCTGAGTTTACAGATACCGATACCGGGTTACCGAACGTACCTGGTCAGGAAGAAATCCGTAACCTAAAGCTTTTAGCACAAAAGGTGCTGCAACCGGCACGGGATAAATTCGGAGTAATTAATGTTACGAGTGGATTTCGTTCACCGGAGGTAAACTCTGCGGTTGGCGGTAGTGCAACATCCGACCACGTACACGGAAGAGCAGCAGACATCCAATGTGATGATATGGCAGCGGTGTTTAACTACATACGCAAATATCTGCCGTTTAAGCAACTCATTTGGGAATTTGGTACCGATGTACAACCTGGATGGATTCACGTCTCCTATGACGTTCTAAATAACCGAGGACAAGTTTTAAAAGCAATCAAGAAAGGTGGAAAAACAAAGTACGTCCAATTTTAACGACTGGTTAAATGAGCTTGAAGAAATTCCTACATCCACTAGTTGTAGTATTGATAATCCTGATTGCGAGTCTTGCTCTGGGTAGTTGCTCGGCAGAATGGCATTTAACCCAGGCGATACGCAAGGGAGCAAGAGTCGAACAATCAAAATGGGATACGTTGGTGATTACCAAGGAAAGAACCCTTTGGGATACGCTAACGCTAAACGATGTTGATACCGTAGTTGTCCAAAAGGACAACATCAAGTTGAGGATTGTTAGGAACTTTGATACGATACGTGTAAAGGCAATATGCTTACCGGACACGGTGAAGGTGACTAAGTACATTAATCGTACCATCAAAGCACCTGAGAAAAAAGGAATATGGGAAAAATACATAATGCTATTTGCAGTTGGTATGCTGCTTGTAGTGTTATTAAGGCAATAGAGATACTTTTCCTGCGTTCTAACGCATTATCTATCTAAATTGGATAGATTGTACCACTTGACCTTGAAAATGCGTGTAAACGCAGATTTTCTTTTATTTTTAATTTTACCTAACTATCAAGTTACTTAAGTTAGTTTTAAGTTTAGTTATAGTTATTTAGATATTTAAGTTAGTTAACTTACTAACTAAGTTGTAAAAAATAAGCATTGGGCGCATACGCCCGACAAGTGTTAATAACTTTTTAGTTATATACATTGGTTAGACCTATTCTTTTCTGTTTTACGTTTGCAATATGGGAACAGATAGAAACGACAGACGCAAGAAACATCTTGCTATGGAATTAAAACAAATTCCGAATGACTACACCAACGCATTCCTCAACCACTTCGGATTCTGCGACTACCCCAGAAGCGAAAACGAATCAGCAGCCACCAGAAAGTACAACACCTGGGAGCAAGGAAAAAAAACCTTCAATCAATGAACACCAAGGATTCCACCAAGTCTTCCTGTACTGGGACGAGCGTCCCTGAATACTACATAGGCAAGTTTAAGGGCATTGAAGCGTTTGACGTAGTTCAGGACTTTGCCCACGACAATTACAACTTGGGTGTAGCAATCGCCTACCTACTCCGTGCCGGAAAGAAAGACGGCAATCCTGCCGAGCAAGATATTAATAAAGCGATAATCCACCTAAAGCGTGAACTCCAACAACTTGAAGATTATGCCGTATTATACCAACCCCGAAGTAAAGCGTCAGATAGATTTGATTCTGACGGAGGTTGCGAATCTTTTCGCTAACTGCGATGACCAAAACCGTGCCTACGCCAAAGCCCAGGAGCAAACCCTCCTTAAAGAAGTCCACAAACTCGACCCGGCCTTTGCCGCCCGCTGCGGATATAGAGATTAGTGTTATCCTGTCCAAGGTACCTTCCTTGAATCAGTTCTACGCTTCCAAGCATTGGATAGTTCGCAAGAAGGCAAAGGATAAGTTTACGGAGGAAGTCCTGGCGCAGTTAACAACATACGACAAAACACGATTCAAGACCATTACGGCAACGCTAAGGCATAACTACGGATACGATAACGATAATTGCATTATGGCAATTAAGTTTGCCTTGGACGCATTACGCAAGTGGGGAGGAATAGAAGACGATAATACCAACTTTGTAACTAAGGTTGTTATTAGCCGTGACCACGAGATAACAAAGAATACAGGCAAAGTAATTTTTTTTGGTAAGGGAGTTGTATGTTAATTTTTTTGCGTATGTTTGTCCTGTCTAACACCTAAAACTATTCTAATGGAATACGGACAAAGAACAAACTGGTCTCAGGAATCTGCCGCACAGATGGTAGAGTTCCTTCAACATCGAGTCGAGGCGATGGCATCACGGATGGAATTCCTCGAAGCAGAAAACGAAGTATTAAAAAGAACCCTTTTAAACGAATTGCACAATGCCTAAAATCACATCCATCACCCCGAACGGCCAATGGAACGAGTTCTACAAGTTAGACATCCGCTTTGATGACGGAGAATTTGGAACCGCATTCGCCAAGAGTCAAACCCCTTCTTACAAAGTAGGTGACGAGGTTGAGTACACCAAGAATGAGAAAGGTACCATTAAGATTCAACGTGGTGACCGCCCTGCTTGGACACCTTCAGCACCCAAGGCCAATGATGACCGCAGCGCATCTATCATTCGCCAGGTAGCATTGAAATCAGCCGTTGAGATGTCAGCAGCTTATGTTGCCCAAGGGTCAACAATTCCCGTAGAGAAAATCTTTGAGTTAGCAGAGAAGTTTAACGCTTGGATGTCAGGCACCCACGGTGCTACGCATCAAGAACACTTTGCAGCTCGTGTAGAAGAATCCAGTCCGTTTTAGGTGTTTCATAATGACTGGTTTTTAGCCCCTCTCCGGAGGGGCTTTTTTTTGCCCAATGTTTTTTTGTATTGATTTTTTGTTTACGTTTGCCATATGAAACATCCTGACCTAATTTCAAACGATAAAGTACTTCCCTTCCTCGAAAGAGCAAGAGGCGGAAAGTACTACGACACCGGTAAACTTGGCCACCCGGTAATTGATGAGTTCCTCCGATTCAAAGACGGAGAGTTTGTCGTTGTTACAGGCCACGCAAACGTAGGTAAGACGCACACGCTTATTTACTTGATGCTGATGCAGACGATGAACTACGACAAAAAGTGGTTGGTCTATTCTTCCGAAAACGAGGTACACTCGCTCAAGCGGAAGTTGATTGAGTTCCTATCCTGCGAACCTATCCAAAACGTGACAGAGGCAAAGATGTATCGCCACCTTGATTACATTGACGAACATTTTCGGTTTATAGATAGCAACAATCTATACAACGCATTTGACCTTCTGCGGGTAATGGAAGAAATCCACGAGGAATGGCAGTACACCGGATGCCTGATAGACCCTTACAATTCCCTTGTAACTGACCAAAAGAAACTTGGGAAATCGGGGATGCACGAATACCACTATGAGGTAGCATCTGCCGTGCGAATCTTCGCTCACAAGAACGCAGTTACTACAATCGTAAACACCCACCCGGTTACGGAAGCAATGAGGCGTGTGTTCCCAAATGGCCATCAATACGCTGGCCTTCCAACGCCACCAATGACTTCAGACATTGAAGGAGGCGGCAAATGGGGTAACCGTGCCGATGCCGTAGTAATTATACATAGGATGGCCCAACACTTAACCGACTGGGTATTTACCGAAATCCACGTTCGCAAAACCAAGGAGATGGAAACAGGTGGAAGACCTACTCCGTTATCCGAACCTATCCGCTTGCGTTCAATGAAAGGCAATGTTGGGTTTACCTATAATAATCTTAACTTGTTGGACGTTCAAGCACCTATTCAAACTATAATTTATTCAGATGACCCATTTTAGTCAAGACTCTTGGGAGATTTACGTTAGGGATAAAATCCTTCAGGTAAGCGATGTTGTTCGGTGGTTAAACGAGATGGC